CTGGAGAGCTCGTGTAAGACCCTTTGCGATCCGTGTGGTGTCCGCTGCTGCTCCTTTACGAGATGTGTCGGATGCGTAAGAGGTAACGTATACATGTTTGCCGGGGGTTGTTGCGTATACAGTGTCTGGAAGGGACGCTGTTCCAAGGGGAGCAAGCATCAGCGGCGGCGAGACGCCGCCGTGGGATATTGTAACACCCGTAATAACTCCACCAGAAATCGTGAAGTTAAAAGACGGCTGCTCCCACCACGGGAAAGTATCACCGGAGTTGTAGGCCACGAAGTTCACCGTAGGAATATCATCGTCTTCATACCCTGCTCCTCCGTCTAGGATCGTTATGGTTGCTACCTTGTAGGTGGGGAATAAGAGAGCTGCTCCACCTCCTCCAGGATAGCCCGCCACAGTGTAAGTTACGGCAAAACGCGCACTAGAGGTAGCAGCCCCCCCGATTTCCCTGAATGTCAGACCATACTTCTTAGAGTAATCGCCCTGCTTAACGTAGGCGAGTGCCTTGGAATCGTCGAAGGCCTCAGATACCGCACTCCCCTCTGCTACAACCTTCGTAGTGTTGAGCAAGAAAGTGCTGTCGCCCACTGTCAGGGCTTTGAAGTTCTTGTGAGCGTCTGCTTCTGTAGTGTTAACAAGGTAGTCGCTGTCGTAGGCGTAGCCTCCAGTAACACCTTCAATCGTAGCTTCGTTCCCTGTCGCAAGGTTAAAGGCCCGAAGGACTCCCCTGTTGTCCCCTCGCGTCCTGTTCTGAAGTGTAACAACATATCGCTCCGTGTCGCTGCGGTTGATGAAGTGAACAAAGTCACCCTCTTCCGCTACGTTTCCTAGCTTCTTAATCAGTCGTGCAGGAGGACGCTTAGTGAGTCCTTCAGTGACCGATGGGAGAGCGTTGTTTTGCTCCTCACACTGACCGGGGAACCGCACAGTCGGTGACTGCTGGGATACCCCTTGGATCAGGTTAGGAACGGCTGTTGTGATGTTAGCCATGTTTAGGCGATGTCGAGTCTTCGGTTGATGCCGATGCGAGATGCTGCGTCGTAGTTATTGAAGATGGTGCGGTCGGAGTTGCGGCCTTCCGCTTCTTCCATACGGGACTTCGCCACTAGCTCGTCGCGGTAAATGAGAGCCTCCAGTTCCCGTGAGCCGACCAAGCGGTTCATAAGCATTCGGGAGGACTTGAGAGTTATGTAACGACGAGCCTGTTCGGGGAGTTCCTCAAATTCCAAAAGGAACGTGATGTCCACCGTGAGTTGATCTTCGTCGAATACGTCTGTTTGTTCTTTACGGTCGAACAGCTTAAGACCGCGCTGGATAACATCCTTGGCGTTTCCAGCGGAGTCCACCTGCATGGTGTTATCCGGTAGGACGAACTGATTGTTACCGTCTGCTTCCAGCTTGAAATCTTGGGCAGTGTTGTAGTGCCACCCCTCTGACTGGACCTCGCGTGAAACTTCATCCAAGATACCTTTGGCTAAAGCAGCGGAAGGTGGGATAGCGGTAGAGTCAGCAATGCTGTTAACAGGAGCTTCGGTCAAGTAACCTAGCATGGTGTTAACAGAATCTAGTTTGGTCGTAAGTGTAGCCATGGGGAAAAGAAAGAGAAAGAGCAGCCCTGCCCTCACAAGGAAGGCAGAGCCACTCAATTTAGGGGTTATGCGTCGTTCTTAATTTCAAACGATGCTTCGGGACGGAGAACTCCGTGGCCCATAGCATACTTAGCAACGAACAGAGTTCCTTGCAGTTCGATCTTATAGTCCGACTCAGTGGCGAGGTCGAGCAACTTCACAGTGCCGACTGCCGATGGGTGTCCACCGATGATGGTGGATTGGGACAGGTCGCCGTTGTAACCAGTTCCGCTGCCACCGAAGACATCGTTATTGGAGTTGTCGTCGTCCTGATCTTGCGCTGCCTCAGCCACATCAATATCAGAGAAGTGGTTAGACTTGTAGATGCGGAAGCCAGCAGCCATTGGAAGCGTAGCGTTCGACACATTACCAACACCACCGAAGTCGCGGTTGATAATTTCCTCACTGGAAGACAGGAGGGTGTAGTAGTCGGACGGCTTCAGGATAGCGTAACGCTGTCCATCGTTCGGGATGTCGTTCTCGTCGAGCTTCTGGGCAGCGATGAACAACTCAGCGACAAGCTCTGCGGATGTCGGAGTTGCTGCTGCGAAGGTTCCTTGCTGCGAGATGCCAGCACTACCACCAGTGATCGTGGTTGCAGAACGAGCTGCGGCCACAAGGGTCTTCATGGTAGCGAGGTCGAAACGCTTCGCAAGTGCCTTACCAAGCTCCCGTGCATAGATCGAGCGAATGTCGTAGTGGTTCTTAAGCTCATCAATATTGGAGATGAACGTGGAAGCCACAAGGAGGTCGTCAATGTTGATGACCTTCTCAGCGTGCTTGATCTGACTCAGGTAACTGTTGCCAGTGTCAGCGATGTTTTGACCGGGAGTATGATACTTCGCGGTCGCGATTCCGGTCACAGGGAACTGTGCGGATTTGCCGTTAGAGATGGTGCGGACCGTGTGCAGGTCTTTCATCACATTCATCTCTTCAAAGGTGGTCAGGATCTCTCCTGAGAACACCTTAAGGAACAACGCATTGGCATCGCCAGCTGCGTTGACTTGTCCCAAGCGGGACGAGGTAGTGTCGCCATTAGCCATAGTAGTAGTAGTTTGGGTGGGTAGTTAAGGGTGTCCTCACTCGGATGTATCCTTATCGTGGTTCAGAGTTGTTGATTGTCCACAGCAGTGGGTCTCATCTTCGGCCTCGGAGGAGTCAATCTTTATGATGACTTGGGGTTTCATCACCACCAAGCGCGTTATGCAGCTTGAAATAATGGTGAATGAAGTTGTGTTCTCGTCGTCGTTATCCTCGCATTCGCTAGGATGCCACGACTCGACTGTAACGTAGTCCTCTTCAATGACGCTTAAACGTCCATTGACTACGCAAGCCATAGGACCAATACCGTTTTCACAGTGGTCCCAGAAAGTGATTTGTAGGGTGTCGCCTACGGTTAGGTGAGAGGAAAGATGTCTCATTCTTTGGGTGTCTTATTCACCCTCTTCTTTTTGACAATCTTCAGTCCGCTTCGCTTCGCTGCTTTCTTGGCTGCGTCGCGTCCTTCAGGAGTGTATGGGTATTCTTTCTTACCGACTTTAGGCATTGTAATGGGTGTGGGGTAATGGATGTGTGAAGGGTTTAAAGAGAGTCTTTCATCGTGCCTTAACACCAGACATCAGCGCACAAAAAGACCGCTTCCTCGGGCCTTCCTCTGGTTGCGGTCGTTTCACTTTGATCTCGGCCTTTCTCAGTCAGTCCTTTTCTTTTAACGGACGTTGTTCTCCAGATCGTTGATGTAGTGAAGCAGTTTCCCTATCGTCTGTTTCTCCTCGACGGAGAACTGATGCGTCTTCAACTCCTCCAAGAACTGCGGGATCTTCGTCTCCGTCATCGGAGGCATCACGCATCCACTCGTCAATAGCACCATCATAAACGCGATGACGCTTGAGATATTGTTGCCTCTCATACTCGTAAAAAGAACGGCGCAGTAACCCTTCCAGCTTGGGGAATAGGAATAGGATTTTGACCAGAAGGGCTACTGCGCTCACGGATTAGGAGTCTTTAGCTTTGCCGATGTTAAGGGCAAGGAAGTCCACAACCTTGTAGACAGCCTTGACGATGCCGTCGTCCTTGGGCGTGGGCGTAAGGGCGGCGAGTGCTGAAGCAGCAGTGACAACAGCCGTAGCTGCTCCCAAGATAGCTTCAAGATTATCGACAACAAACTTAATGATTTCAGACATAATTATATAACAGTTGAGATTGCCAGCCGTTGCTCAACCTGCGCTCGGTAGGCTGGGTCATTACCGTAGCGAGGATCTCTCATTGCCTCAGTGACTTGTGCCGCTGAGTTAAAGGGTCTAGCACCTGAACCTTGGGTGTCTCCTTGGACAAGCGATACCGGGGAACCTCCGTCCGCGATGAAGCGAGCATACACCCCTCTAATCGCCATCGTTGCTGCGCGAGGGTCTCCTGCTTCCACAGTCTCATTGAAGACTGCTTGCTCGTCATCAGTCAGCGCAGTAGAAGCCCACTCAGACATAGCATCGTAGTTCTCCTGTCCTCCAACATCACTCATTAGCGCACTGGTTTGCTGCTGCGATACGGAGGTCACGCCTTCGATATACATTTCAACAAAGTCGCGGGAGATGCCGTTAGCTTCCAAGGCTGCGTAGGTCTGCTCCGAAAGCTGTCCGCTCTCTGAAAACTCCTCGGAAGCCTTGGACACTGTGGAGCCAACCGCTTCTTGAATCGAAGGCTGCTCAACTTCACTTGGTTCCGCTTCCTCTGAGCCTTTAGCGTGGAAGTCCTTTTCCAAGGATGCGTAGGCTTGCGCCATGTCCTCAGCGGACTCAAACTTTTCAGGAAGCCACTCAGGACGCTCAGGAGGTTCCTCAGAAACCGCTTCATCGGCTCCTGCGACTTCCTCTTGAACAGGTGTCTGCTGCGTCTCGCGCTGCTGCTTGGCCTCGTCTTGCATCGCAGCTTGCTGCTCCAAGGTGATATTCTCGGCTTCGGTAGGCTCGTTGATTTGGATGGATTCCATAATTAACTGACTGGTTCTTCTTCTTCAGTCGGTTGCAGATTACCTGCCATTGACTGTTCGTTCAAGGCTTTAATTCCAGCAGGGCCTAGTTTCTCGGTCATTTGCTGCATCTGCGCCATCTGCGTCTCTTGCTGCATCTGCTCCTGAGACTTGATAAGTCCATCGGTCTTGATGCCCAAGGCAGTAGCACGACGTTTGAAGTAGTCTTCGATGTTAACAAACTGGGTAATCGCTTGAGGCCCAACGACTTGTGCTGCCCCGGCAAGGAAGAGATCCAGCTTGGAAAGGTCGTTACCTCGTCCGAGAGCCTCAACACCTGTAACAATCACAGGCTTGACCAAATCCTTCGGCAAGGCGGGGAGTTGCTTTTTCTTCTGCATCACACGCATGATGCGAGTAACGAGAGGCATCTGCATCTCACTGGACAAGAGCGAGTAGAGACCCCCAAGGGATGACTCAAGCTCCTGTGAAAGCATCCTAATCTCCTCGGCGGTAACACGTTCGGCTTGTCGGACGACACCGGAGGTCAACAGGAAGGCTGCTCCAAGACGGTCGTTAATTCCGTCCATCGCGGTCTGTGCGGTCCTGAAGTCGTTGAACTTATTAAGCTGAAGAGTGCTGACATCACCAGCGTTGCCTTGAACGATGGCTCCGTTCGGACTATCAGCAAGCGTCTTAGCGCGTGTGGTCCCGTTCGGATTCACAAGGAACAAGACCTTGGCTGCGGCTGCGCTTCCCTCAACAATAGCACGGGTAAGACTCTCAAGGCTTTGAACGTCGCCAAGGTATTCCTCAACGTAACCGCGCCCGTAAGCCTCACCGTCGATCCGCGAGAGCCTGAGAGGAATGAAAGGATTCTGGTCAAAGGCAACAGTGCCGCCAGCGGAGGGGATGTTGATGCCGTTAGCGTCCTGCTTGATCTCCCACTTGTTGTCCTTCAAGGAGCAACAGGTGTAGAGGTCGATATTAGCTGAGGCTTCGTCGATGTTGGAATCCTGAGCGAACAGTGCCGTCCTGACATCCTCCGACAACGAAGAAAACGCGACGGTCTCTTTGGTTGCTACAGCCAGAAGGTTACCCATTGGGTCACGCTTGGCCACAAAGCGGTCAAGGTGAAACACACGCAGTCCCCCCTCGTCTGGAATGTAAAGGAGAGCGTTGCCAGTAATGATGAGGTGTTTAAGGGCTTCATGGATCGCAACTCGGTAGGCTCCCCGCGCCACTTCGGCCATTAACAACTCCTCAAGCGACTGGAGAGATTTTTCAATCTCCGACATCAGTTCAGGTGGAGTGTTGTCCTCAGCCAGCTTCTGAGCGTCCGCTTGAAGACGGAAGAAAGGAGCGTTGGGAGGAAGCAAGGCAAGCAGGAGCTTGGACGCAAGGTTGTTTACTCCTCTGGAACCTACACCACTGAACGGTGTGTCAAGGCGACTGTGAGGACCGAAGCCCTCTTCGGGCATGACGTATGGGAGCGTCAACTTGGAACAGGTGCGAGCGCGATCCAGATAGGACCAGCGTTGCCCTTCCAATGATTGATAGAGTTGTTGGGAGGTCACGGTAATTATTCAGAAATGTCTGGGTTAAGTAAAATTCACCGACCACGTTTTGCCGTTGTCTGTGCTGATGGCTCGGGATGGGCTGCCAGCCACCGTGCCGTTGTTCCCGTTGCCGGATAAGTCGCGCCAGTCGGCATCTGTATTCCCATGCCCCGCCCACTGTCCGATGACCGTGGTGGTGTCTTCGTCGTAGATTTTGATGTCCCTGACAACCCCGAGGAATTTGTTGTCGGGGGTAGACTCTTGCCTAACACCAATGGCCCACACATCTATATCATCAACATCAGAGAACCAGATATGACTCGACGTTGACCCCGTTGTGAAAGTGAGTTCCGAAGCCTCTAACAGCACCCCGTCCATCGTGATGGCGGTTCCCGATGCGGTTACTTTAATTTCAAACGTGTGAGCCGCGCCGTCGTTATACGTTGCGTTCGTTTTGACGTTAATGTCGTGACCAGAATACTCCCGGACGGCGAGCTGGAGCTTGCCAGCACTGATGTTGATGCGGAGGTCTGAATCGCTGTCTCCTGCGTCGGTCGCCGCGCAAACGCAACCAACCCCGCCCGATGCCGTCTGGAATACGCCCGTGATTTTGCCCGTGGTTTTAGCATTGAAGGACGTCCCATCTACGAGAACCGTGTCGTTTGAGCCGTCGAACCACATCCCGTAGAGGGTCGCTGCCCCCCCACCTCCGGCCAAACCCAGCTGTAGCCCGAGTGCCATGTTAGAAGTAACAGCGGATGGTTCCCGAGGAGACGGTGATTTGTGAGAATTGCCCGTAGGCCGTCCCCCCAACACCCAATGATGTGAGTAGGTCTCCGGTATTCTTATCGTCGGTGATCGCGGAAACTGCTGC